TACAATTGTTGTCGCTCCAGTACAAACTGTAGGCGCTCCAGTTTTATTTTATTATTGTTCTAATCATACGGGTATGGGTAATACTGCCCTTACAACTCCTCCAACTTCAGGTGAAACATTTTTTAATCCATCTATGGATGAAATTATTGAAGAAGCTTTTGAAAGAACAAATATGAGAGGAACTAGAACAGGTTTTCAATTAAGATCTGCAAGAAGATCATTAAATATTTTGTTTTCAGAATGGGCTAATAGAGGCATTCATTTATGGAAAATAAAATTAGCTAAAATACCTTTGGTATTAGGTCAAGCCGAATATAGTTTTGCAACAGATTCAGTTAATTTTCCTAACGATTTAGATGAAGTATTAGAAGCTTACTACAGAAATAATTCTGACAACACAGCTCCTCAAGATATTGCACTTACAAAAATAGATAGATCACAATATTCACAAACACCAAACAAATTAACTCAAGGTACACCTTCACAATACTATGCACAAAGACAATTAAATCCAAGTATTTTTTTATATGCAACACCAAGTTCTAGTGTATCAAGTACAACTACACCAAGTAATTTTCAATTTTGTTTTTATTACATGGCAAGAATCCAAGATGCAGGTGCATATACAAATACAGCAGATGTTGTAAATAGATTTTATCCATGCATGATGTCAGGTCTTGCTTATTATTTAAGTTTAAAGTTTGATCCTGAAAGAACACAGTTATTAGAAAGAACTTATGAAAGTGAAATGTTAAGAGCACTTGATGCAGACAATCAAGGTACATCTAGTTTCATATCACCACAAACATTTTATGGGGATGGTGTATAATGGGTGGTTACGCAAGAGGCAAAAATGCTTTAGCAATTTCTGATAGATCAGGAATGAGATTTCCATATTCTGAAATGGTTAGAGAATGGAATGGTTCATTAGTTCATTACTCAGAGTTTGAAGCAAAACAACCACAGCTTTCTCCAAAACCTGTAGGTTCAGATCCACAAGCTTTATACAATCCAAGACCACAAAGATCATCTACAGCTGTTTTAATTTTATTAGATAACAATCCGTTTACTTCTATAATTTATAGTGGAACAACTTATGTAAATGTTTATTCAGAAGATCATCAAAGAAAAGCTAACGATGTTGTAAGATTAAGAGGAGCACCAGAAGTAACAACTGCAGGAACAGGTGGAGCTGATGCTTATAATTTACAACAGTTTGCTAACATACCTACATTTGATAATGTAAGTGATTTAAATAATGTCAATGGTTTTACAATTGCATTAGGACAAATAGATTCTTTAGGAAATGTTACAGGAGCCACAACAACTGATCCTTTAACAGATCCAATAAATTATTTTTATATAACTAGCACTAGCAATGCAACAACAGGTAATATACAAGGAGGAGGTCCAGCTTGTTCTGCAGGACCCGTAACATTAAAGGCATTATAATATGGCATACACATTAGCAAATTTAGAAAATGATATTAGAAACTACACAGAAGTAGATAGCACTGTATTTAGTTCTGCTATTCTTAATCCCATTATTAAAAATGCAGAAAACAAAATTTATAGAGAAGTAGATTCTGATGAAGAAAGACACTATGCAACTTCAAATACTATTAGAGAAAATAGATATGTAACTATACCAGCTGATCTAAGATTTATTAGATACGTTCAACTAACCAATACTCAGGGAGATCAATTTTATTTAGAACAAAGAGACACTAGTTTTATGGCTGAATACTACGCTACACCTAGTACACAAGCTGTAGGAATACCAAGATATTATGGTAACTGGGATACAGAATTTTGGGTAATTGCTCCAACACCTGATAAAACTTATAAAATTACATTAGCTTATAATAAAGAACCAGTAAGCATAACAGATACAGTTAATCCTACGACTGCTCCGGCTGCTACAAATGGAACTTATTTATCAAATAAATATCAAGATCTACTTTTATATGCGTGTTTAGTAAACGCATATGGGTACTTGAAAGGACCTCAAGATATGATACAATACTATAATCAAGCTTATGAAAAAGCTCTGATGTCGTATGCGATTGAACAACAAGGTCGAAGACGCAGAGATGAATATCAAGATGGTGTTATTCGTACTCAGTTAAAATCAGAATCACCATCAAGTTATTAATAATTAAGGAGAAAAAATAAAATGGTTAATATAGTACCTTACTCGTTTCCACAAGAATTGTTCAAAGGGAATCATAACTTTACGACTACTTCTGGTGCATCAGCTGGATATAAAATTTCACTGTACACAAATAATGGTGGTAATGTCGGAGCATACACTACAGGAAGTACAATTGCATTAACAGGTCCCTCTGGTGGAGGAGCACCTAATTATGAAGTTGCTACAACAGGTGGAACTCAATACGCAGCACTATCATTAGTTACAGGAACAGTTGCAAATCAATCAAACGTTGCAACAGTAGATTTTACTACTAACCCTTCATGGGGTTCACCTTCACCTGCAACATTTACAGCTAGAGGAGCAGCTATTTATAAAAATACTGGAACTCCTGCTGATGATTTGTTAGTGGTAGTTTTAGATTTTGGTGCAGACTTTTCATGTTCTAATGGAACTTTTACAGTTACATTTCCTGATCCAACTACAGGTACACCTGCAGGATCAGATGCATTGTTAAGTATAACATCGTAATAGGAGTAAAATATAAATGGCGTTAGTATTAAATGACAGAGTTAAAGTAACTACTACCACATCTGGTACAGGTGCGTTCGCACTTGGTGCAGCAGCACAAGGCTTTGAAACTTTTGCAGTTGGTATTGGAAACAGTAATGAAACTTACTACGCTGCTTATGAAAACGGCACTAATAATTTTGAAGTAGGTCGTGGAACTTTAGATGGTACAAGTGCAAATCTTGCACGAACAGAAGTTATCTCTAGTTCTAATTCTGACAACTTAGTAAATTTTACCGGAAACAGTACAGAAGTATTTTGTACATTACCTGCAAGTAAGGCAGTGTATTTAGATGCAAATGGTGTACCGGTAGGAGCAGCAAGCAATGGATTTAGCGTGGCAATGGCCATAGCTTTATAAGGAGAAAAATATGGCACAAGATTTTACTAGATATGCAGTACAAGCAACAAACAGTGCAGGTACAGTATTTACAGCAAATTCAAATGATGCAGTGATTGGAATTAGAATTGCAAACATATTAACTACAGCAATTTCAATAGATGTTTTTGTAAGTGTAGGAGGTTCTACAACAAGATACATTTGTAAAGATTTAAGCATTCCACCAAACAGCGCAGTAGAGCTTGTTTCAGGTGGTGCTAAATTTGTAATGCAGAGTACTGACGTATTAAAAGTAGAGTCAGATACTGCATCAAGTGCTGATGTTTATGTTAGTGTAGTTGATTCAATAAGTGCATAGGAGGATAAATGGATACTTTATATAATACAATATATATCGGTAATAAACCAGGAGCAGAAAATATTTATACTCATGCTCAAGTTATGGATAACAAAGACATTGTTATTGAATCTGCTGTATTAGCAGGTCCAGTAACTTTTGTTAATACTATAACAGTAACAGGAACATTGGTAATTGTATAATGAGTGAAGTAAAAGTAAATAAAGTAAGCCCAAGATCTGGAACAGGTGTTACACTAGGAGATAGTGGTGATACGTTTACAGTTCCTTCAGGAGCTACATTAGATATTGCATCTGGAGCAACTTTAGCTAACAGTGGTAGTGCTACAGGTTTTGCTAGTATTGCTTGGCAATCAAGTATTGTAACAGCCGCTACTCATACAGCAGCAGCTGGCCAAGGTTTATGGTTAGATACATCTTCTAATGCTATTACACTTACACTACCATCTTCTCCTTCAGTAGGAGATCAAGTAATTTTTACAGACTACGCTCGAAATTGGGGAACAAACGCAGTAACATTAAATTTAAATAGTGAAAAATTTCAAGGAAATGCAACTCCTGTTCCTGTATATGATACTACTGGTGAATCAGTAGATATTGTTTATTCAGGATCAACTAAAGGATGGATTCCAAACTCTGATGGGGCAGTCGCTTTAGAAACACCACAATCTACAACAGCAGATTTTTTAGTTATTGCTGGAGGTGGAGGTGCTGGTTCAGATAGAGGTGGTGGAGCTGGTGCTGGTGGTTATAGAATTTCTTACGCTTCAGAAACTTCTGGTGGAGGAGGTTCATCTGAAACAGCTTTATCATTAAGTCCAGGAACAGTATATACAATTACAATAGGAGGTGGTGGTGTAGGACAATCAGGTAACCCACATAGCACAGACGCAACAAATGGAAGTACAAGTTCAATAACTGGTTCTGATATTACAGACATAACTACAGTAGGTGGTGGCTATGGTGGACAAAAAGCACCTGCTGGTCCAGGTTCAAAAAATGGAAATTCAGGTGGTTCAGGTGGTGGTGGTCACAGAGATGGTTCTACTGGTACTGGTGGAGCAGGAACAACTAATCAAGGTTTTGCTGGTGAAAATAGTGCTGCTTCAGGTGAAATTGGTGGAGGCGGTGGTGGTGCCGGTGAAGTTGGAGGAGCTGATGTTGCTAGTGGTGGCGGCGATGGTTTAGAATCATCTATAACAGGTTCTGCTGTTGCTAGAGCTGGTGGTGGCGGAGGACATAGTTCTGTAACTAATCCCCCACCTGGAGGCGATGGTGGAGGTGGATCTGGAGGTTATGATGGTACTGTTTCCGGCGGTAATGCAGGAAGTACAAACACAGGTAGTGGTGGCGGAGGATCTGGTGGTAGTGGACAAGCTGGAGGAGCCGGTGGTAGTGGCGTTGTTATTTTAAGAATGCCAACTGCACTATTTTCAGGAACAACAACAGGAAGTCCAACAGAATCAACATCTGGTTCAGACAAAATATTAGTTTATAATGGTTCAGGGAGTTACACAGCATAATGGCACATTTCGCAAAATTAGGTCCAGGAGATGTAGTAGAAAGAGTTGAAGTAGTATCAAATGATATTGCAACAACTGAACAAGCTGGAGTAGATTTTTTAAATAATTTATACAATACTAGAGATGTATGGAAACAAACATCATATAATACTAGAGAAGGAGTTCATCTATTAGACGGAACACCATTTAGAAAAAATTACGCTGGTGTAGGTCATAGATATGATCCATCAAGAGATGCTTTTATAGCACCAAAACCTTTTAACAGTTGGATATTAAACGAAGATACTTGTATATGGGAAGCACCAGTTGCTTTACCTGATACAGAAAATAGATATAATTGGAATGAACAAACACAACAATGGGATTTAAATGAGTAAAATAGAAGTAGATCAGGTAGATCCGCAATCAGGTACAACCTTAACTTTAGGTACGTCTGGAGATACAGTTAGTATTCCTTCAGGTGTAACTTTAGCTAATGCGGGAACAGCAACAGGTTTTTCTGCTATTGCTTGGCAGTCTAGTATTGTTACAGCTGCTACTATAACAGTTGTTGCAGGTAGAGGTTATTGGTTAGATACATCTTCAAATGCTATTACTGTTACACTTCCAGCATCAGCTAGTGTTGGAGATCAAATAATTCTTACAGACTATGCTAGAAACTGGGCATCTAATGCAGTTACACTAAATCAAAATGGTTTAAATTTTCAAGGAGCTACAAGTCCTAATCCAGTATATAATACTAATGGTCAATCAGTAGATCTTGTTTATTCAGGAGCAACTAAAGGTTGGATTCCTAATTCAGACGATGATGTTACAGAAGAAACTCCACAATCTTTTAGCTTAGAATATTTAGTTATTGCAGGTGGTGGTTCTGGTGGAAATGATAGAGGTGGTGGTGGAGGTGCAGGTGGATATAGAAATTCTTATAATAGTGAATCTTCTGGTGGTGGTGGAAGTGCCGAAAGTACACCTTACACTAGTTTATCAGGAGGAGCTGGAACAACTTTTACAGTTACAATTGGTGGCGGTGGAGCAGCAATAAATAGTCCTACTTCTAGTAGAGGAAATAATGGAGTAGATTCAACTCTTACAAATGGATCAACAGCTATAACATCAACAGGTGGAGGAGCAGGTGGATCTCAAGCAGGTTCTCCTAATGATCCTACATCAGGAGGTTCTGGTGGTGGTGCTGGTGGAAGTGCTCCAGTACAAACTGGTGCTGCCGGTACTGCTAATCAAGGATTTGCAGGTGGAGATGAAAATACTTCTGCACCAGCTTATGGAGCTGGTGGTGGTGGAGGTGCTGGAGCAGTTGGTGCTAATGGTACAAGTTCTATAGGTGGAGCTGGAGGAACTGGAGTTGCATCTACAATAACAGGTTCATCAGTCACAAGAGGTGGTGGTGGCGGAGGTAATGGTGGCGCTCAAAATGGTCCTAGTGGAGCTGGTGGAGCTGGCGGTGGTGGAGCTGGTAATCCAGGACCAAGTGGTTCTAATGGAACTGCAGGAACAGCTAACACTGGCGGTGGTGGTGGATCAGGACACGGACCAGGAAATTCAGGCCAAGGTGGTAAAGGTGTAGTAATTATAAGAGTGCCTGCTAGTGCTTTTTCTGGTACAACAACAGGTTCACCTACAATTGACGATGATGGATCAACTAAAGTATTAACATTTAATGACAGTGGGACTTACGTATTATAGGATATTATTATGGCATATTTTGCAAAACTAGGAACAGGAAATATAGTTAAAACAGTATTAGCTGTATCTAATGATGTAGCTACAACTGAAAAAGCTGGAGAAGATTTTTTAAATAATATGCTTAAAACAAAAGATGTTTGGAAACAAACTTCTTACAATACTTTTGGTGGAGTTCATTTATTAGGTGGCACACCTTTTAGAAAAAATTACGCTGGAGTTGGTTTTACATATGATCAAGCTAGAGATGCTTTTATAGAACCTAAACCTTTTAAAAGTTGGACGTTAAACGAAACAACTTGTCAGTGGGAAGCACCTATTACTAAACCAGATGATGGAAATTATTATAATTGGAATGAAGAAACAACTAGTTGGGATTTAATAAATGAGTAGTATTATAAAAGTAAACACAGTTCAAGATACAGACGGTAATAATATTATCAACGAAAATGCTAATACTATTACTATTGGTAAATCTGGAGATACAGTACAAGTAGCTTCAGGTGCATCACTTGTTGGTGCTGGAATTGAATGGCAATCAACAATAGTTACAGGTGCTACTCACACAGTATCAGCTAACCAAGGTATTTGGATTAATACAACATCTAATGCTTGTACTCTTACACTTCCAGCTTCACCTTCTGTAGGTGACCAAGTAATTTTTACAGACTATGCAAGAACGTGGGGAACAAATGGAGTAACATTAAGTTTAAATGGATCAAAATTTCAAGGAAACACAAGTCCCGTTCCTTTATATAATACTGATGGTCAATCAGTAGATATTGTTTTTTCAGGTACAGCTCAAGGTTGGATTCCAAATTCTGATGATGTTGTTACTTTAGAAACTCCACAATTTGTTGGAACTAATAATTTTTATTTAGTAGTTGCCGGCGGAGGAGGTGGTGGACTAGGAAATGCTGGTGGTGGTGGAGCTGGAGGTCTTTTAACAAATATGGGTGGTGCTGCTATTACTTTTAATTCTGGAACAACTTATACAGTTACAGTCGGAGACGGTGGTGCTGGAAAAGATGGTAGTGTTACTGGTAAAGGTAGTAATGGAGTAGATAGTGTTTTATCAGGAACAGGACTTTCTACCATAACTGCTACTGGTGGAGGTGGTGGTGGAAGTGGAGCTAGTGGACAAAACGATGGTCTTGCAGGAGGTTCAGGTGGAGGTGGTGCATATAATGGTTCTGGAGGTGCTGGAACAGCACCACAAGGAAATGCAGGAGGTAGTCAAAGCACAGGTGCTCCTGAATATGGTGCTGGTGGTGGCGGTGGAGCAGGTGCTGTTGGTGAAGCAGGTACAAGTTCTAAAGCTGGAGATGGTGGGGTTGGTGTTTCGAATTCAATAACAGGTGCTGCAGTATTTTATGCTGGAGGAGGAGGTGGTTCAAATAACAGTGCTACTGCTAGTAATGCTGGAAGTGGTGGTAATGGAGGTGGTGGTGATGGTGGAGCTGACAATGTATCAACGGGACAAAATGGAACAGCTAACACTGGTGGTGGTGGAGGTGCATCTGAATCTTCAGCTCGAGTGACAGCAGGTGATGGTGGAAGTGGTGTAATTATCTTAAGAGTTCCGACTAGTGATTTTGTTTTTGCATCAACAACAGGTTCACCTAACACTGCAGCAGATGGAGAGTTTACTGTTGTAACATTTACAGGGAGTGGCAGTTATACTGCATAAAATATTATGGCACATTTTGCAAAATTAGGAAAAGGAAATATAGTTTTAACAGTTGAAGTAATACACGATAATGTTGCAACAACTGAACAAGCTGGTTTAGAATTTTTACAAAATTTATATAAAAGTATGGATATGTGGAAACAAACTTTTAAAGATGGTACAAGAAAAAATTTTGCTGGTATAGATTTTACCTATGATCCAGTTAGAGATGCTTTTATACCACCTAAACCTTATAATAGTTGGACATTAAATGAAACAACTTGTGATTGGGATCCTCCTGTTGAAAAACCAACTTCAGGAAGATATAATTGGAACGAAGAAACACAACAATGGGATGTTGACAATTTTTAAACATTAATATAGTTTAATTTGTGGTATGTCAGAGAAGAATTTAAAACCTATTATTAATAATATTTTTCCAACACCTATCTATTTAACAAAAATAGATAGAGGATTTACTAAACAAGAATTACAATTTGTAAAACAACAAAAAAAACATTGTAGTAATAATCGAGGTAATATTAATACAAAAGACAATTACATATTAAATAGAAAAGAATTTAAAAACATAAAAAAGTTTTTAGATAAACATTGCAAAGAATATTTAGATACTCTTATTTGTCCAAAAAATAATATAGAAATTTATATAACTCAATCTTGGTTAAATTATACCGAAGCTAATGAATACCATCATCAACACGCACACCCAAATTCAGTAGTATCTGGTGTATTTTATTTTGATTCAGATATACAAAAAGATAAAATACTTTTTAGTAAAGGTGGTTATCAACAAATAAGACCTGAAATAGATAAAGAAAAATTTAATTTATGGAATTCTGAAACTTGGTTTTTTCCTGTAGAAACAGGTAATTTAATTATGTTTCCATCATCAACTTTTCATCAAGTAGAAACTAAAAAAGGTAATAATACTAGAATAAGTCTAGCTTTTAATACTTTCTACAAAGGATCTGTAGGATCAAATACTGAATTAACGGAGTTGATACTGTGAAAATTTTACCTTTAAAATTATTTTATATAATAACAGATATAAAAGAACATCAACAAAATAAAGATAGATTACTATCTTTAATTAATAAAATGGAATACTCTAAAATTAATAATGGAAAAGATGTTATATCAAAAACAGATTGGACTTTATCTTCAAATACTAAAAGGGAATATGTAAGTTTTTTTCTTTCAATGATAACACCCTATATGAATATAATGGCTAATAAATTAAAATGTAAATCTTGGGATATACATAATGCTTGGTATCAAATTTATAAAAAAGGAGATACCCACAGTTGGCATATTCATCAACAAGTAAATTACACTAATGTTTATTATGTTGATTTGCCTGAAGAAAAAATTAAAACCCAATTATATGATATAATAGAAAATAAAATTATTGATGAAATACAGATAAAAGAAGGCCAGTTATTTACTTTTCCAGCACATATTATTCATAGATCTCCTGTAAATACATCAGATAAAAACAAAACTATTATCTCTTTTAATTCTAATTTTAAAAATTTATCAGAGTTGATACTCTAGAATTATAGTGTATAATCTTTAGATGGAGACAGGGCACCACCACATACCCCCTGTCTCCTTTTAAGGATTTTATATGTTATTAGGACAAGACGCTTTTTCGGCACAACCATTTTCAGCTTCTCCATTTTTAGGGAATGCTGCAATTAATGTAGTTGGTGCACCGTTAACTTTATCATTTGGACCTGTAGGAATATCTACAACCATAGCTAATGTTATAAGTGGTGCCGATCCTTTAACTTTAAAAACAGCTCAAATAGGAACATTTACAGTAGAGGGTACTGCTGTTGTTCCTGACACAAATATTAAAGTACCATTAACTTTAGGCACAATGGATGCATCAGCTGCCGCTTCAGGTAGCGCTGTAATTAATGCAGCAGGCCTTAAAAATCAATTGACGTTGCGTACTACGAATGGTATTGTTGTTACCGGTAACGCAACAGTAAATGTTACTGGAATTCCATTAACATTAAAAGTAAATGAAACTGGAATTATAACGTGGAATGAAATTATACCAGGAGCAAACATGGTTTGGACACCAATAAAACCTTACTAATATGGCATCATCATACTCAACAGATTTATCATTAGAACTCGTAGCAACCGGAGAAAAAGCTGGTCTATGGGGTACAATTAATAATACTAATTTACAAGTTTTAGAAGCAGCAACTGCTTTTATAGAAGTAGCTATTACAGGTACTACTCAAACATTAAGTTTAGCTGATGGATCGGCGACCGCGGATGGTAAACATTTTTATTTAAAGTTAACAGGTGGTTTAACAGGTGATACTACTTTAACTATGCCTGCTTCCACAACAGGTGGAACAACTACTAGAGTTTATATAATTGAAGACGCTACAACAAGAGGCACTTTACCAACTCATCATAGTCTTTCTATAACTACTACAGGTGGAGCAACAGCAGTTCCTGTGGCAGATGGAAATATAATGTTATTGGTATCTAATGGTGCAACTCCATTAACCACTCTTGGAGGAATTTTAAATCAAGGATATATAGAAATTGATTCTGCTTCAACTACTGCTTTTACAGCAGTAAATGGTAATCAAATAGGAGTAGATACAGTTTCTAATATTGTAACAATTACTTTACCTGCAGGTGTTGTAGGAAATGAAATAACAATTATGGATGTATCAGCATCAAATGGTTTTGCTACAAACAAATGTACAATTAGTCCTAATGGAACAGACAAAATTCAAGGTCTTAACGCAGCAAAAGATTTAACTACCAATAATCAATCAGTCACACTTTTTTTTACAGGTGCAGACAAAGGCTGGCAATTCAAAACTAACACAGCATAGGAGCTAATTAATGGCTCTCCAACAAATTAAATTTGCACCCGGAATTGATAAACAAGACACTAGCGTTGGTGCGGTAGGTCGATGGATTAATTCTGATAATGTTAGATTTAGATATGGACTACCAGAAAAAGTAGGAGGATGGCAATCTTTATTGCCTGATACTTTAGTAGGTGTTGCTAGAAAACAACATGCTATTGTAGATACTTTAGGAAATAGATATGTAATTTTAGGCACTGACAAATTTTTAATTTGTTATTTTGAAGGAGGTCTACATGATATTACTCCTTTTGATACAGATGCAAATGGTGCAGTAATTGCATTATCTTCAACTGTTACAACTAACACAAGTAATACTTCTGTTACCATAGATACTGGTTCAACGCTTCATGGTTTTAAAGAAGGAGATATTATATTTTTTTCTGCTTTTACTAAACCTACAGGATCAAATTTAGACAATGCAGATTTTTTAAATAAAGCTTATCAAATAATTACAGTACCTACTAATACAACTTTTACAATTACAGCTCCTGCACAAGAAGGAGGAGGTGGTCCTTATAACAACGGATCATGTACTGTTAAACCTTACGCAGTTGTTGGGCCCGCAGCACAAACATATGGTTATGGTTATGGTGTAGGACAATTTGGTGGAACAGTTCAAGGTTCTGCAACAAGTACTTTAAATGGAGCAATTGTAGCTGCAGATACAACTATTTCTCTTGCTGATTCACAAAATTTTACAACAGCAGGTAAAGCTTTAATTGGTAATTTTGCAAGTGGTAATTATGCATCTACTTCTGAACTAATTAGTTATACAGGAAACACAGACGCAGCTCCTGGTAATTTAACAACAGTTAGTAGATCACAATCAGGAACAACAGCTCCTTCCAATACATCTTCAGGTACAACGGTTACTCAATCTACAGATTGGTCTGGTTATGGTGATCCAGTTGTTGCTACTACTACAACTTTAGAACCAGGACTTTGGTCTTTAAGTAGTTTTGGTGAAGTATTAGTTGCAACTATTGCTAATGGTAAAACATTTACATGGAATGCAGGTGATGCTGCTAGACTTACAATAAGAGCTTCTCAACTTACAACTAATTTTTTAACAACCAATAATCCTGATAAAAGTAGAGTAACTTTAGTTTCTCCTACAACAAGACACTTAATTCATTTTGGAACAGAAGCCACAATAGGCACACCTACTTCTCAAGAAGATTTGTTAATTAGATTTTCTGAACAAGAAAATATAAATGAATACACTATTCAAGCTGTAAACACAGCAGGTAGTCAAAGACTACAAGACGGTACAAAAATTATGGGAGCTATTTCTGCTAAAGAAAATATTCTAGTGTGGACAGATAATGCATTATACACAATGAAATTTGTAGGTGCACCTTTTACATTCGGATTTGAACAAGTAGGTACAAACTGTGGATTGATTGGACAGAATGCTTGTGTAGAAATTGATGGTGTTGCTTATTGGATGTCTAATAATGGATTCTTTTCTTTTGATGGTACAGTAAATACACTACCTTGTAGTGTTGAAGATTTTGTTTTTGATGATGCTGACACTACTAAAGGTCAACAAATCTGTGCAGGTATTAATAATTTGTTTACAGAAGTTACATGGTGGTATCCAACAGCTGGATCGGATTTTAATAATAGATATGTAGTTTATAACTATGGTCAAACTAATCAACAAGTGCCAATGGGTAATTGGTATACAGGAATTAATACTAATTCAATTAGAACTACTTGGATGGATACTTCAGTATATCCTAAACCTTATGCTACAGCTTTTAATAGTTCCGGCACAGGAACTTTTCCATCAATAGGTGGAGAAACTGGATTAGGTCAAAGTGTTTTTTTTGAACATGAAACAGGAACTGATCAAGTAAATCCAGATGGATCTACTACAGCTCTAACTTCTTTTGTAGAATCTTTTGATTTTGCATTACAAACAGATCAAGGTATTGGAGAATACTTTTTATCTATGGGTAGGTTTTTACCTAACTTTAAAAACTTAATAGGTAATGCAGTTGTTAATGTATCTGTTACACCTTATCCTGCGCAAGCTAATAGTAATGCATCGTTTAGTCCTTTTACTATTGACTCTTCTACTACATTTGTTAGTACTAGAGCGAGAGGAAGGTATGCAGCTATTAAAATTGAAAACACAGCAGCAGGTCAAAGCTGGCGATTTGGAACTTTCCAAGCTGACTTAAAACCAGATGGTAGAAGATAATGACAAAAATAGCAGTAAGATTACCAGAACCTAAAAAAGAATACACAGAAGACA